GGAAGTAGAATCCTGACAGTCTAGCTGTAATTGTTAATGGTTGCATTCGGTTGCTTTATCTTGCATTTTCAAATAGTTAATCATAATTAAAGTTGCATCCGCTTGTACCACAATGCTGTATTTTGCAATTCAACAGTCTACAAATCAGTCTACAAATTTAATTTTCAATTAATTTAAAAAAATTTGTAGACTGCATGCTTTTTAAGCAAAACATATCCAACTTTCAAACCTGAGTAATTCTATCATTTTGAATAGTTTATAAATGAATTATTATCGATTCTTAGTTGATAGTTGTTTTTTATTAAGAATGAGTGAAGAACTTATGAAAGATTGGGTTTACTTCTACATTGAGCATACTATTAAATATGGTAAGCCGTATCGACAAAGAAGGAATTAAATATAAGAAGTGCGGTGTAGTGCTGACCTGTTTAGAGCCAAAGTATGGACATACTTATGATGTGTGCTGAAAAAACAGGAGGTTTTAACTTGGTAAACTAAACACACTCATCAGGAGTTTACCATGAGCAAGAAACACAAGACTTACACCACAGAATTTAAAGCTGAAGCCATCAAATTAATTGAAGCCAATCAAGGCAATGTCTCGGAAACAGCCAGACAACTTAGCATTTCAATGCAAACTCTTTCAAATTGGAATACCAAAGCAAAGGCTGGAACTTTAGCAGGTACAAAACAGTATTCACCTGATCTAAACGCTCTACTCGAAGAAAATAAAAAACTCAAACAACAGCTCAAAATAGCTGAAATGGAACGTGAATTTTTAAAAAAGGCAGCAGCGTACTTTGCCAAAGAAAGTCAGTAAGGTACGCCTATATGAAACAAAAAAGATATTCTTTTCCAATTACCTTAATGGCTCGATTACTTCATGTTTCAGTTTCATGTTTTTATGATTGGCTCAAGAGAGGCGTGAGCAAAAGAACGATTCAACGAAATCAACAGACGATATTGGTGAAAATAGCCCATGAGGAGACAAAGCAGAGCTATGGTTATATTCGATTAACCAAATACTTACAAGCTCAGGGCATAAAAATGAGTATGTACGCTGTACGTCAGATAAAAGCGCTGAACCACCTGTATTGTAAGCGACACAAGCGTTTTAAAAGGACTACGAATAGTGACCATAATCGAGCGATCTATGAAAACCTGCTGGAGCAACAATTCTCAATGACTAGACCAAATCAAGCATGGTCAAGTGATATTACGTACATATGGACTGTTGAAGGATGGCTGTACTTAGCAGCGGTAAAAGACCTTTACACGAAGCAAGTGGTTGGCTATAGCTTAAATGAGCGCATGACAACACAGCTTGTTTGTAATGCGCTAAATATGGCTATTCACAATCAAAAACCAACCAAAGAACTGATTGTGCATTCAGACAGAGGAAGTCAATATTGCAGCCATGAATATCGAAATATACTTGAGCAATATGGTTTTCAAGGTTCAATGAGCAAGCGCGGAGACTGTTACGATAATGCACCGATTGAAAGCTTTTGGGGAATACTGAAAAATGAGTTAGTGCATCATTACAACTATCAAACCAGAGAAGAAGCCAAAGCAGATATTATAAAATACATTGAATTATTTTATAATCATCGAAGAATTCAAAAGGGTTTGGGTTTTAAGACACCAAATCAAATGGCCGAAGACTTTTATAAGTTGGCTGCCTAGAATCTCCCAAGGGAAAGTCTCCTGATAATTCAGCGTATATCATTATGACCTATTAACTGACTTTAAACAAATAGAGAAAAAGGAATGTTTAATGCAGGCTATGGATGGTATCCATAGTAAGTTTGGAAAGAAAAAATTAGGTGTCGGACCATGTTTTGTTCCTGGTCGGAACTGGTCGATGAGTAGAGATAAACTTAGCAGGAATCCTTTTAAGTGGGATGAATTATTAACTATAAAATAAAAAATTAAACTTTTACAAATTCGCCGTTTTCCTGTTTAATAAGTGCATTACCATTTTGATCTAAAACTGGCAAACCTAATTTAGATTGTAGTGAAGGATGTAATAATTTTTGGTCAACTATACCTTCATTAATAGCCTTTAAAAGCATATCTTTTAATTTTCTTTCATTATAAGTTCTGACACTTTCAGATCGTAAGGAAGAAATAATCAATTGAGATACTTTTCCCAATTTTTCATAATTTAAATCAACTAAATCATTATGTAATTTAGACAAAGATTCAATAATTGTATCTCCTTCCGTTACTGCAATCGGCAACCCTAAACTATCTACATCTTCTTTTGAAAAATAAACAATTTGAATTCGATTAAGTCTTTCTAATTTCGTATTGGTAATCAAAGCAAGAATAGCTTTCTCTATTTCAGCATCAGTACAATTTTCAACTGCCCAAACAGATAAAGTATTTTGAGAAGTTTTTAAACAAGTAGTTAAGGCATCGGCTCTGACAAAAGGTATAATTTCTGAATCCAGTGCTTTTTCTGCAATTTCCTCTTCAGAAGGCCATTTTGCTTTACTTATCTTTCTTACAAAAATAGTCATATTAAATTAACTACCTTTATTATCTTCTTCATACAATTCAACCAATTCTTTTCTATAGTCATCAATCCATTTTGGAGTTAACTTAGAGTGCTTCAGTACATTATTATATGATGGAAGCATTAATTTCTCTTGAATTCTTAATGCATATTCTTTGATTTCAGTATCTTTATGATTAAGAACGATAAGAAAATTAGTTAAAAATTGATGATCAATAAAATCAGGAGCAATATTACCTAAAATTTTTAAAATATTAAGAAGAACCTTTGTGTTATCAAAAGAATCAATAATCCATTGGCTAATTTGTTCTTGAACTTCAACTTTACTATGTTTATAAAAGTTGATTAATTCATTTTCAATAGGTGAAACATAATCGACTGGCACATCTTCATATCTCAGAAAATTATCAAATTTATTCTTAAAAATATCAAATTCTCTTTTAATTTGCTTTAAGCTCTCTTCCCCTATCTTTTGTTCTATAACAGTGGGGTCAGTAATACTAACTACGTCTGTATTTAAGTAATCTTTTAAAAAAGACTGTATCTTATCGGTTTGCCAAACCGTTTTTATTGTTTCAATCTCGTACTTAGTGATTATCTTTTTATGATTACCACTTTCATACATAGTATTATTAGATAAATTATTTGAATAGTTCATATAAAAAATCTTACATTGATTCTAAAATAAATTTCTTTGAAGCATTTATAAACTTTACTACATCCTTACTTGTAAATCTAAAAACATCCTTAGTAGATAACGTATTAACATCATAAACACTTGCTAGAGTATTTCGAGAAACTCCTGATTCATGAGTTACATAATCTTTTGAAACAGATAAATTTACCATTTCATTTAGTTCCGCCATAGCAAAACGAGTAACTTTTCTCGATCTATTCTCAATAACATTTCGATCTAATTCTTCTGAAGTACAATACTCGCGTAATGTAACCTCATTATAATCCTCCCTAATAAGAACTAGCCCCAATCTTTTTGATTGTTTATAGTTTATATATGGGGTCAGATCCGAAAACGATTTAAAAAACTTTTCAAATATACTTTCTAATTCCTCTATTTTCTCAAAGGAATTTAAAAATACAAGTGAATCATTTCTAATTTGGTAGGTACATTTTTGATTGCTACTAACCAAATCAATAAATTTAGTTATCTTTTTTGTTTGAGAACCATCCTGAGAATTAATCTCAATTAATTGTTCAGTTATTTCTTTTGGAAACAACAAATGATTTATAGCAAATTCTTTTACTAATTTATCAAGTGTTTCTGGCTTAGATTGAATGGGGGTTAAACCTCCATTTATAACAATTTGTAATTGGAAAACTTGATCGTTCATTGTATTGAAAGCAAAATATAATTAAGTTTTATTTTACAGAATACACTACATCTGAACAATCCCCCCCTAAAATTTAAAGATTATTACCAATCAATCCTATAACTTACCTATAAACTTTTACAACTACCTCACTATACGTCGAAGTAACTGTGCAGTCTTGAGTAGAATGCACAGTAAAATTAGGTACTTCACATTGATACTCGATTAGCAATCCAGCCATAGAAAAATTGTTCTTGGCTTGGATTGCGCTCACAGATTTCAATGTAACGCTGACCTTGCATGATATTAAGTACTCGTACCAAGACTTTCTCGCCTTCTTTCCCGCGTTTGGCCAGATAGGTTTTTAGAGCTCTAAGAGTTTCAGATCCATAAACACCATCAACCTCTAAATCTGCATATCCAGCTTTTCCTTGGTTGTTTAGTAAGTTCAAAGCGCGTTGTAAAAGTGGTTTTGCAAAGCCAGTCCCGCAATTCACACCAGTGTCTAGAAGCTCTTCAGCTACTGCAGAAGAAACTGCATTTACTTGGTCAAATCGTGGAGCTGTCCAATAGTTTTTGCGGTAAATTGCTTTGGCTACATCCAGAGGTAAATCTCGCATATTACCTTTGAATCCATTCGCTCGAGCAACTGCTTCAGTAATTCCATACTTAGTTGCCCCTCCTCGATCAGCTGGGTTATTTACATACCCGCCTTCACGCTTAATGAGTTCGTCAAGATATTGTTCAATGTTCATTTAACTTTTCCTTAGGTAATAAAAAACCGCCCGAAGGCGGCATTAACTGTTTTCAATGTCTTTTCTGGCTTTCTTAAACTCTTTGATCACTTCCACAATCGTTTTACCTTCCTGTTTATCTATGAAGTTAAAAATCCAACGGACCAAAGCCCAACCGGGTAATCCACAAACAAAGAAGAACCCACCTAGAGCAATCATCCCCCATACATCAGTAACCCATTCATGAAGCCCCCACTTCACAATAATGAATGAGCCGCCAGCCAAACTTGATACAACCGTACAGATCAAGCCCACTGCCCACTCTTGTGGTGAGCGTGGCATACGTGTCATTAATACTACTGCTGCAACTAAAGCGACCGCTAAAGTCACCATGATTGCCGCTCCATAAAATTTTAAAATTGCTGTTAAACCGCTTGTGGAAACTGGTTCCATTTATATCTCCAGAAAATTTAGGCAATAAAAAAGCACCCGAATTGGGTGCTCAAAGTTCTTTTAAGATTTAAAGTGTTTGTAGAATTTTCCCTCCATTGATCAATTGAGTTGTAAGTGGTGCCACCCCAACAATTGCAGGTCCACCCGGCCCCGGCTGGCCTTCAGTTGTGCCATGGTATTGCCAGTTCCATGTTCCATCATTGGTGGACTTGGTACCGCGCTGGCCCCAACCTCCACCATCACCAGACAATGGAGATCCATATCGATCATTTTGGGTTCGGTAACCTTTACCGGGTACCGAAGCTTCGGCATCGGTTACTTTGACAACCATAAAGTCACCATTTAAGTACCAACGCCAGTCTTGTGAATCGTTAGTAATAGGTTGTCCGGTCATAACCCGACCAAAAGGTGCTCCAGCTCCACCGGGAATACCCTGAACTCCATACGATAATCCTGTATAAATACCGCTTGGTGTTGCTCCACCACCTGAGCCGCCTCGAGCCAGAGTTCCACCATCAATAATCAGGTTTAGTTTACTGTGCCGGTTTAATAAACCGGGTGCTCCCTGAAAACCGTCACGGCGGGTTTTAGTAAAGTTATAATCCGGATCGGTAGACCATGCACCAAATGCCAAATGTGGCAACCCGCCATCTCCACCACGTCCAACAACAGCACCTTTAATAGTCAAATTTACCACGAGATCAGGTGGGAACTCACCAGTATCAATAGCAGGTAATTCTGATGCAGCTGGAACGATATACTCTCGTTTTGCAGGACTAGAGTTATAGTCGAATTTATAGACAAATCTGGTTTCCGGTCGATAAGAACTTGAACTTGAAACTAGTGCACCTGCTTCAACTACAAAACTGATTTCTCCAGTCGTTGGCAAATCCCCTCTTTGCATCTGATATAAACGTGCCAGATTAATATCCAGCTGGTCATATCGAATGTAAATCGGTGAATCATCAACCGGCACATCAATAAAGTCCTTGTCATTGAGGTAATAACGTTCATCGTAATTAATTGCAGTAATGGTATTAGAGAACTGGTCAGCCGGTTCTCTTTTTGCAACCAGATAAGGCAGTGAGCCTTTGGTATCGTCATTAACTACGGTGTAGATAGTATTCACAAAGTCATCGGGACTAAGCTTTAAGGCCCCGTTCGGTAAACGCCCTAAAACTACTTTGTTCTTGGCTGAACCCGGCGTAACGGGAATCAGGTCCACGGTACCATCCCCCATTTGCAAATAAATCACATAACTCTTGCCTGCAATGAAATCGACATCATGGCTTAGGGTGAGAATTAAACCTTCTTGCTGTACCACTTCCCCGCTTTGATGAATACCATTGCGATAATCTGCTACAGCAATACGGTCACGTAGCACAAGCAATTCAGACTCAGGCGCCGCATCAAAGGTGATGGATTTACGTTGAAACCGAAGCTTGTTCCAGATCCGGTACGCATTAAAATGAGCTTGCCACTTGTTTCGTACCCCAACGGATTTCACTTCTTTCGGGTTCTTTGCTCCTTTGTCTGGCAAATAGATATTGATACGACTATCGTCGGTCGGATCCGTGTATTCATAGATCAGTCCATCGTAGTCATCCATCACGCCAAAGGTTAGATCATGCTTGTAACTATCTGGAATGATATTCCTGAAGTTAAACAGCATTACCGAGTTATCAGTTGGCCGTTCAAAATAAAGCTTGAGCTTGTTGTTTTGTCGATAAGCGGTACAAAAAACTGCATCACATAGATTGGTGACCAGCTCTTCAAAAGACAGGTTTGTATCATCAATCGTAGTACAGAACTCAGCCGCAAGTGGTGTACCAAAATAATCAACTACATCGTTATAAGTCCGATAGATATTTTCCAGATCTATTTCGTCGATCGTACGGCGGCCTATCTTGTCATCCAGTGCCATTGAAACCAATGCATCAGCAAAGCTTGATGTTGGAAATAGCTCTGTCGTCATTGCGCCGTTTTTAAAAGTCGGTAACATCCGCTGAAGATCAAAATTGATCTTGCGGGACTTAACAGATAAAGCTCCAGTGGTTGCATAAGTGCGCGCACGAAAAACCGTTTCATGTTCATACACTGTGCTTTGCAAAGGATAAGCACCATAAAGCGCCTGCCACTTTACTTCATCTACTACCGTTGTAACCGCCGGTGTTGGTGTTAAACGACGTGCACGGACACTACAGCGACCTTGAAATGTCACCATATCCAGCGTTGCGCCAACTGTCTGACGTGACTTTGCCGAACCCTTTAGAATGATCTGCTTTAGCATTGGATTACCAATGGCTGCACCCGATTCATTTACCGGCGTTACTTCTACTTCAATCGTGACGTTTACAGCTCCCTGATTTCCACCTGAAGAAACTGTGTAAAGTCCATTTGTGGCCACAAAGTTACATAGCACCCGACTTCGTTCGACATTGTCCAGAATGAATGGACCAATCCACTTTTCACCTATTGAACTGATCTTTGGTGATAAAGCTGCTGTTTGCTGGTTATTTAACTCTTTAAGCTTTAACCAGTTAGCATTAACGGCCGCCGGATTTGATAACGTCATTCGATCATCAGCTACCGATAGAACACTGTAAGTGCCGTTTAAATCATAAGTCTGGCCATTAAACGTGAATGAGGCATTGGTGATTTCTACCCGGTCATTACTTACAAACTTAGTGGTTAAATCCGTATTGTTTGCAGATGCCCGCAGGATCTCATTAGGATATGCAAAAAGAAGATAGTTGGTACCTTCCAAGCTTTGTGTATCAGCTGGACGGAGAACTTGGCCATTAACAGAAGTTTGATGCTGAACCGTTAGTGGCGGCGTGGTAATTTCGGTACCAAGCGAGAAATATGGCTCACCCGAGACAATATCAACGCCTGGTCGATAGACTTCTACCGATGCACCGGCAATATCGACAATATTGGTTTCACCGTCATATGCACCGTTAATTTTATAGTGACCACGACCAATACAACCGACAACGTGTTCAACTTCAACGTTATTTTCATAAACTTTGTAAGGCACTGCGATTAGGTCGGGTGTGTTCCACCCGGCTCCATAGTTATCAGCAATCCGGCCATTTACACGAGTTTTATTTTCACGATTGGATAATTCGTTATTTGCAGATGAAGACTGGTTGTTATTTTGGTTTGTTTGTGTAATTGAAGGTACTGGCATTAATAATGCAACTGCCACCCCCACAACCAATGAGATAATAGCAGCCCATGCAGCTGCACCAAGCTCAATACCTTTAGGATTCTCAATTACGATAAAAGTACCTGGTAAGAAATCAAGCTGCTTTAACTCATATGCATTTTTCGGCGTGACTTCATTCGCAAATGAAATTTCGGCATGATCCATATTACTTGTCGTATGGAAAATACGGACATGTTCAGGCATATAATCATATTTTGAAGTAAGCCATTGTCCGATGGTTTGAGCCTGCTCAATCGTCTTTTCTTCAGACAAAGCATCTTTTTTATAAATAATCTTAATCATAGTAACTGACCCGACTAAAACCCATTGCCTTGATCACTTCTTCGGATAAAAAAGTAACTCCGCCTTCCATCAAATGTAGAACACGACCCAAACGAAAAAGCCCCACATGTGGGGGCTTGTTTCGGTATCTCGAGTGAAAGGCGACTATGCAGCCTTCCTTGGGCATGGGCAGTGGATTTAAAAGTTTTAATCTTGATGGTAGAAATACCTTTTCTTTAATAGGCTTCATAAAAAATTCAAGTGCTTCCGCCCGGTCTATTCCATATAGATCCAATGCAGCTTCATGAGCAAAATGAACACAGTTGTAGTTTTCCTCGTCATATTGTCTATCAAGCAAATGATCATGACTTTTCATATAGCCCCCTTGAGACCAGTAAAGCGGTCTAGTGCAAAGATATCTCCAGTTTTAGCGGTATTTAATCGTGGAGATTCAGCTTTGAACGTCACAGCTTTATGGTTCATTGAAACACCGGCGAGTTGTAAGCCAAGCAGATAATGCATCGGTGTATTTAAATTATCTGAACTATAAAGCCGATAATTAACTGTTGGTTTTACATCCGGAAATTGACCTTCTATTACCCGTTCAAACTCATCCGGCAAAATGTCACCAAGTCCAGAAATTGAAACGGTCAAAGTTTGGTCCAAATCACCGAGCATTCCGGATCTTTGAATTGTCATTGGTAGGTATTCGTAAAATACTTGCCCCGCGCCTTCATTGTGCTGAACATACACTCCACGGTCATCATTACGTACCACCCGGTAAGTATTCATAAAAGAAGGGTGTGATAGTTCAATACATTCCAGTTGATAAACATCTACTTTTCGATTGAAAAAGAATTTGGCATATTCGTTATCCATTAGACCTCCCAATCTTTGATAAGTGCCTGATCAGCGATAAGGTTAGGCTGGTTTTGAACAACTTCGAGCTGTGCATTTACCCGGTAAAGGTTGCCATTCACTTCATTGGTCTTGAACGAGTTGGGAATGAAGTTACATAAATATTGCTGACGTGTTCCCTGATCAATCACCAAGTCTGCATAGAATGAAGCTGGCTTATTCTGATAGATCCGCCAGAAAGCCATCATTTTATTGAAATCTGTTTTACTTAAGTTCCAGTTCACATCAACAATGTGGCTGTTACGTTTCACATCGATGTAATAGCGACCACGACCGCCATCCATCTGCTGACGTTTCACATCATCACCCGGTGTTACGCCATAGCCGCTGGTCTGAGGATTTAGCTTTAACTTGTACATAACTTTCCTTTAGTCAATAAAAAACCGACCTCATAATGGGTCGGTATAAAAGTATCTTTAACAACTAAAGTCTTGATATTTCTTCAGATATCTGACTAGATTCATGTAAAATATAGTTTATTAATTTATTTGAAATCGTTAGGTGAAGATGATAGTCAGCTGTTGTTCTAAACCTCTTTAATTTTTGTATTCGATTTTTGATTTCAGCAGCTCTTTTCTGAATCATTACAGACGTTGAACCCGCAGGGTAACCACTAAGTCTGCTATAGACTTTTTCATGAGCTCCACATTTTGTGTTTGTTACTGGCCATAATAGTCGTTGTTCTAAATGATGCCGGACTTCATAAAAAGCATGGTAATAAGCACGCCCTATAATATTCCTTTTGTGGCATTCATCATATTTTGTGGAATTACCTAATAGCTCATAACAGTAATTTAGAGTATCTGTAGTAGCCATTTTTCAATCCACGCCCACTTCATAAGGAATAATAAAATATGAAAGTTTATTCAGTTCATCAATTAAGCCCTCATCATAGCATTTACTAAATATTTCTGAATTCATGGCATCAATCTCATCAAAACTTCTATCGACATAAAGCAATATCAAAAATTCATCATCAATAAAACTATATTCATATTTTCGGCACCTAACATTCCTAGAGTTAAAGCATTTAAAAAGAATTGAACCGATATGTTTCAAGACACTAGAATCAATTTCTAGTTTATTTTTAATTTCAAAAAGCTGAATAAATTCATTAAAGTCTTCCTTTTTCAATCTTTTATAATAATTTAAATCATCATTTAAAATTCCGTCTAGAAAATAAGTTATAGGTTTGAAGTCTATAGGAATAAAACTTTCTAAGGGTAAATTTTGTTTACTACACAAACT